TACAACAAGGAGGTATGAAATGAAGGATGTTGCATATATTTGCAGACTATGTAAGAGAGATCGTAAGTTCTTTGTCTACCCCCTTGTACCAGTGGTTCATAACGAGCAAGGTGTTCCCTACTATGTTGGGACATGCACAAGTTGTATGAACCGCCAGTTGATACAAATTAGTGGAGATCCTACATCTCCTTCAACAGGGTTTTAGACAATCTATATCCCTGTATTTTACAAGTAACCATTATATATGAAAAACTTTGGTTTATTACAGGAGGTACAGGCAAATCCTAAGGATTGGAGATTTGGTAGTTTTACGGGTATTATCCCTGAAGTTTTGGAAGAGGACGGCAACTGGAATGAATATCTACCAGTGTATGAGCCACAACGAAAGGACTTTGACACGATGAGTTGTGTAAGCTTCTCAGCATTAAATTGTTTAGAGACATTATACAAAAGGAGGTATGACATAGAGGAGAATTTCTCCGATAGGTTTATAGCTAAAGCGTCTGGGACAACATTGCAAGGTAACTATCTTTCAACTGTTGCAGAGACGATAAGAACATTCGGATTGGTCGGTGAAGAGTTCTGGCCATTTGAAGCAAAGACTTGGGTGGAGTACATGAAAGATTTACCATTAGAAGTCTTACAGGCTGGACAAGACTCGCTTGCTCATTTCAAACTTAATTGGGAGTGGGTAGTAGAGAGAGATGCGAAATCAATGATAGAAGCATTAACCTATTCCCCACTACAAGTTACAGTTTACGCTTGGGAGAAACCAGTGAATGGAATTTACCCAAGAACAGAGAAAACAACGAATCATGCAGTGATGCTGTATGGATATAAGAAATACGAATACTGGCTGATTTACGATCACTATAGTAATAACATTAAGAAGCTATCCTGGGACTTCTACTTTGGTCACAGGTTGCGATATAATATAGAAGATTATATGCCAACTCCAAAATTTGAAGACAATATGTTAGTTCAAGACGCACAAGATAGTGGTGAGTTTGGGATGACACTAGACGGAAAGATCATGGTAGGCGATCTATCTGAAATACAAGCAACGACAATAATGAGAAGTAAGAAGAAGATAATTGATGGGGAAGAGTTTTCACTGTTAAAAACAAAAGCTCTCACAAAGGAAGAATGGGATGAATCGCCGAAGATAAACACAAAAAAGGAGGCTGTATGATATGTGCATTATACAAGCTATTAAAGAGCGAATGGAAAGTAATAAAAGAATTATACTCTCTGTGCAGAATCTACGAGAAACGATAAAACCAAAAAAAAAGAAGAAGATAAATAAACATATTAAAATATGAATAAAGGAGAAAACAATCTAGAGTGTATTAGGCAGAAATGCGAGGTATACTCTAGGTGAATAAGTGTAGTTGGTTATTTGTCACCAGTTGTTAGATGGAACAATGGCAAAAAAAGTGAGTGGAGTGATAGAAATAATTATAAATTATAAAGTATGGAATCAAAAAAGATGAAGTTAAACAAAACAAATGGCATTAAAATCCTAAAAGGAGCTGGGATAGCTATAGGTGGTGCATTGTTAGTATATATAGCTGAACTACTCCCTAGCGTCAATTTTGGGGCTTATACAGCACTTGTGGTAGCAATTGGCGGAATATTAATTAATGCAGTTAAAGAATATTTAAGCGATAAATAATATGTTTATTGGTGCATCGAGTTCAACTACCCCAAGTACGCTTCTTGGGCTAACTAGATTCCTTACAGATTCTCAAGAGAATGTAAATGCGTTCAGCGATACTGATATCTTAGCTATAATAAACAACAAGTATCGTGACGTTCAAACGACTATTCTTTCAAACATAATGAATGAATGGCGAGAGAACACAGAGGATGCTACAGGCTCAGGAGCTATTAACTTGGTATCTGGAACAAATAGTTATGCTTTTGCTACTGACATTATGACAGTGGACAGAGCTGAAATTAATTATACAGGTGACTCAAACAACTATGTCAAACTTGACATTGTTAAGCTTAATTCTATTGACGACAATGCTATTTCTAATACGAGTGATAATAGAGCAATCAAAGGTAGTAAATCGCAACCAATCGCTTGGATTCGTGATGGCAATATTTACATTGATCCTATACCTACTACTGCTGTTACAAATGGACTGTTGTTATGGACCACAACCCTGGTCACAGATTTGGTAGTAGGAATTGGTGCTACGAGCACTCCAGTATTCAACGCTGCTTATCATGAGGTATTAGCATATCTGGCTGCAGTAGAATGGCTTAACGCTAAAGATCAACCAGAGAAAGCAATGATTGCATTTCAGAAGTGTCAACTAATGAAACAGCAAATGCTTACATTTTACTCTACAAGAACAGCTGACGAGGTCGCACAGGTTAAACCTAAAAAACGAAACATGAACTAAATATGGCAGAAAGAAAATGGAACATAATCATAGACGCACCGTTTGCTGGTTTTGCACCTGCCTACTTTTTAGATGACTATCCTGTTGTTGGTAATAAAAACTCTGCTGGTAAGATGCAAAACATGGACACAAGCAATCCTATTGGGATGACACAAGGTCCTGCTATGACAGCTCTTACTAATGGAACTCAAGCGGGTGAAGTAACAACTCTTATAAAGCACATACTAAATACTCCCACAGAAGATGGCATAACCTGGGGTATTGGAGGTGCTGAACTTTACAAGATAACTCCTACCACTGTTACAAGTGATGGCAATTATCCTCATACGATAAACAAGGCTGTTGTAACCGCAGAGGATGGAGAGAGCACTGCTAGGGCAGGGGACTACTTATACTACTTTTATAACCACTCGGGTGACGCTGGAGACATTGGTAGACTGACATTGGCTACTGATACATTTGATGATGACTGGGGATCAACAGTTCCTGCGTCTGGTGCAAGCACAATAGAAGACGCTCCGCATCCATCCGTAGTAGCTCCTAGCGGGATTATTTACTTTGGAAATGGAAGGTATGTTGGTTTATATAACCCAGCAACTGATGTCCTAGATGCCCAGGCGCTTCTTTTTGATGAAGACGCTCAGATTGTAGACATAGACTATGACAATGGCCGTGTTGTGGTGGCTCTTAATAGCCCAAACCTTGGCGGTTCTAATAGTAATGTTGGAGGTGTCTTTTATTGGGATGAGGTTAGTGAGTTTTACGACGACCAGCCTAACCCTCGTGTTAAAGGAACTCTTGGAGCTCTTTATATAAAAGACGGAACAGTATTTGTTTGGTATGAGAAGAGTAACGCTCAGGCATACTCATTCGGAGTGGTTAATGGCAATAGAGTACAACTAATAAGAAACTATACAGGTGGACTTCCTAATTTTGGTCAGACCGCAGAAGATAGTGGCTTTATTTGTTGGGCTAGCGGTAACACTATTTATAGATGGGGAGCAGAAGACGAGAGTCTAGGCTCTACCATGAGTCAATATGTTGCTGGGTTTACTAATCCAGGAGCAGTTGGAACTCCATTTAATTCATTGATGTTTGCAAGTAATGCTACTACAAATTATCAATTAACAAAAACTAGTAATTATGATGTTAATTGTTTTTGGAAGACACCAATGTTTAATGTCGCGCCTTCCATTGTTGATGAAATTATTGTCCATTATGAACCTACAGCTACTGGTGCTAGGGTTGACCTCGTATTACGATATGATAGAGGTGGTAGCAATTTGGCGGTAGGAAGTATTACTCATGCGGGTGACGGTTCACGAGTGGTAAAAGTATTTAAACCAAAACAAAGAGTTGAAGACTTTAGACTAGAATTTGACTGGTCTAATGGTAGTATTACTAATAATTTTACCGTGAGAAAAGTGGAAGTTTATGGACACGCATTAGAAAGGCAATAATTATGGCAGATATAATAAAACCACAAGGCAAGAAGATCATTAAAGATAACTTTGATGATGATACATACAACGAGATTGTTCCTGAAGTAACAGAGTATAGTAACCTTTCTGGTGGAAACATAATGGAAAGCGGAACTATTGGTGGATGGAGAATAAGAACTGATGAGATGGTTTCTAGTAATGGAGTAGTTGGTCTTGGAAGTGAAGTAACAAGTGGTACTGACTGGAGGTTCTGGGCTGGCAGCTCCACTCCTGCATCTGCTCCTTTTAGAGTTGACGAGGATGGTAACTTGGTTGCTACTAGTGCGACAATTAGTGGAACAATAACAGTTGGTTCTTTTCCAAGCCTACCAAGTGATGACGGTCTGTTGAGTTATTGGAACTTTGATGAAGGTAGTGGCTCTGTTGCTACTGACTATGCTTCTGCTGGTAATGATGGGGTGATAACAAGTGCCACATATGTAGTGGGTGTTTCTGGAACAGCATTAGAGTTTGATGGACTTACTGGTAATGTACGTGTTCCTGACGCTACTGCCATTCAAGATATCTGGGACGGTGGCGGAGCATTGAGTGTTTGGGTTAATCCTAATAGCGGAGGAGAGGCTACCACTTCTAGGATTTTTGATAAAGACAAACCAGTGGCTGGTGGTTGGTTGGTGTGGGTTAGCAATGAGGCTGGAGGAAAACTAAAGTTTAACTTCAGACAGAAATTCACTGTTACTAAGGGAACGTGGACAACGGACGATTTAGTGTTGACAATCGGAGCCAATAATCACATTACAATTTCATATAATAGTGATTCTGATGCTAACAATCCAGTTATAACGGTAAACGGTGAGGTTGTAACAACAACAGAAACCGACATACCAGACGGAACAAGACAAACCGATGTTGGAAATGATCTATATATTGGTAATGTGACTAACGACAATAGAACCTTTGATGGATGGATTGATGAGCCTCGACTTTATAATCATGAGCTTTCCTTGCTTGAGGCACAGGGTTTATATTTAAATCCTAGCGGTGTCCAACAACAGGGTGTTGCATCTGACAGAGGGCTGCTAGGTGGGTGGACAATTAATCCAACTACAATAGCAAATGGTACAAACATAATATTAGATGCTGGTAATAAGGCATTGTTTCTAAATGATACGACATTTGGTAATCAAGGAATACAGCTGGAATATAATGGAGGCACACCAAGAGCTTATATTGGAGATGGTGGTAGTAATTTTTTAGAATTTGATGGCACAACACTTAATGTTTCTGGAACAATAGCTGTTGGTAGTTTTCCAGGCCTACCAAGCGATGATGACCTTCTTGGTTATTGGAGTTTAGATGAAGGGTCTGGGTCTACCGTGTCTGACTATTCTTCTGCTGATAACGCTGGGACAATAACTGGTGGTACATTTGTAGTGGGTGTTTCTGGAACGGCATTAGACTTTAATGGTGTTAGCCAATATGTAGATCTTGGTGCATCAATAGTCGTTGGAACTATGTCTGTTAGTATGTGGGTGAATTTTGATGACATTACACGAACAGAGTTTATGATGATTGGAACTGATACTGACACTAAAAATTGGTTCTACCTTTCAAAGGGTGCTGGAAACCTTTCTTATGGCTGGAGATATGATGATGCTGGTGTTGACAAGCGAGAAAACTTTGCATATTCAGGCTTAATTAGTAATGATACATGGCACCATTTTGTTGCAGTTGTTGATTCAGTTGGCGGTACACATAAATTTTACATTGATGGTGTTGAGGCTAACACCGCAACATCTACTTATACAGTTGGAGTGGTGGAGTCACCAACATATATTAGTCGTGACAATGCTACTCAAGCGATGGATGGTACAATTGATGAGGTTAGAATTTATGATCGTGTATTAACAGTTAATGAGGTTAAGGCTTTATATCTTAATCCAAATGGAATACAACAACAGGGAGTTGCATCTGACAGGGGTTTAATTGCAGGCTGGACCATTAACTCCACAACACTATCTAACGGAACTAATATTATATTAGACGCTTCTAACAAAGCAATTTCAATAAATGACGCTACTTATGGTAATAGTGGCGTACAAATAGAATACAATGCTGGAACTCCACGGATGTATATTGGAGATGGTTCTACAAAATTCTTTGAATTTGATGGTACAAACGCCATTGTTGGTGGTGATAGCTTCATTTCATTAACTTCGGCTGATGACATTCAATTCAGAGCGAACAATGAGCTTGTAAATAAAGTTTTCAGGGGTAATGCCAATGACGGTCTTACTGAAGCTGGGACAGAAGTGATTAGATATCCACTAGATACATACATAAGAGATGGAAGAATTTATAGTGGTCAAATTAATAGGGTAGAGACATGGAGTATGGACATGCAATACACTGTAGTAGCAGAGACGGACAGCCTTACAGCTCAAGATGTTTTTTTAGGATTAATTAGTCAGGCTGTCACAACAGTTCCTGCCAATTCAACCTCTACGGCTAGGCATATTGGATTTATGATAGAGGATGGAACGCTTTATGCTTCTGTAGCAGATGGAACAACTCAAACAAAGAGTGCAGCTATTACTGGATACACACTAACTGACGAAATAGCTTATAGGATTTCTTGGGACAATGGAACTAATGCCAGGTTTTATGTAAAAGCCAGGGGCACAACAGACTATACATTAGAGGCTACATTAAGCTCTAATATTCCTTCTGGTACTGGTGCAGATGATCCTCAAGTGTTAATGGGTATATCTGGTTCGGCTGGAGCAAGAAGTATGATTATAAATAATAATTACCTAATAATTGATGCAATATAGTATGGCAAAATTACAGTATGATGAAAAAGCAAAACCAAACATGTTCGGAATTTATCAATTATTAAAGTTGTTATTTAAGAATAAACAGTTTGATGATATAGAACTACCTAAAGAAATTAAAAAACATTTTAAATAAATAAATAATATGGCGAGAAAAGCAACAACCTATTCACAGGCCTATGGAGATGCAAAGGCTGCATCTAATACATTTGATATTCCTGAAATAGGAGAGGTATTTAAAGATTCAGCAGGTTCAGTTTATTCGTTAGGTACTGGAGGAAGATTAAATAGATTATCTGCAAGTCCAGAAGAATGGGCCTCCCAGGGATATAAGATGTCAAGAAGCGCCGCTGTTGATGCTAAAATGTCTGGATTTTCAGAAGGTATTCTAGGAAGATCTTTTGCAGACCTACCAACATACAGAAACCTGTCAATAATAGGAGAAGGAGTAAAGGCGTTGGGTGAGGCAGACAAATTAACTTTCGTAGATGTTGGATCAGAACAGTTTAAAAATATATTAGGACAAACTGTTGGACAAACCTTTGTTCAACCAACTCAAGGTATTCAAGAAACCACGCTACAACCAGGTGATGTTGGATATGAAAGAGTGGAAGTCCCAAACATAGATCAGGCAGCTCTTGCTCCTGGTGGGGCATTGAATCCATGGACAGGTCCTCAAACAACTGGAACAACTGCTAGTGGTAATGATGAATTGATATTTGTACAGAAAGGTCCGAATAAATTACAGATGACAAGAAGTGCAGCACAGGCTCAAGGACTATCTGAAATTGCAGCACCGTTAGTTTATGTTAAAGATCCAAAGACTGGACTGGAACTACAAATGACACAACAAGCAGCTCAAGGAAAACTTGATGAAGGATGGACACAGATTGAAGCTCCATCTACACCAGATGCAATGCAAGCTGCACCAGACCCTGAAGATCAGGTGGGCCTGCAACAGACGGTGACACAACAAGCAGCACAACTAAAGAATGAAGTGTTGGCAAATAAAGAATATGTTAATGCTGTATTTAAGGCATATCATGGTAGAGAAGCTTACACTCAAGAATTGGCTGAATTTACAGGAAAAGGCGTACAAGATGTATATAATGTTATTAAGGGTGGAGCACCTGGTGGTGTGGCTAGAGGAGAAGCGGGCCTTGGCGCTCCAGGAGAAGATATATCTGCCGAAGATATAACAGTTGGTCCCAGCCCAGCACCAGAAATAACGGCAATAAGTGATTCTGATATTGTTAATGATTTTAGTTCATTGGCTAATCAGTGGTTAGACGGTCTTGAAAAAGATAGATTTGAAATGGAAAACAAACTACAACGATTAGTACAACAAGAACTTCGTGAAGCAGAAGAAAGAAGAGCTGAATTTGAAGAAAAAATTACAACGGCAGCTGATATCAATTTAGAAGAATATTACTTTAAAAAACTGGATGAATATGAATGGAATGAATCATTGGAAGAGTTAAAACAAATAGAATTAGAAATGGCAGATATTACAGAAAGCATGAATCTTGGTATTACTCAGGTTGGAGAAATGGGTGGTCCTATGTCATCTGGCACAAGACGACAAAGACAAGTTGAAGAAAGAGGCATGATTTTATTAACTGGTTTAGAAGCTAGATCAAAGGCTATACAGGGTAAGATGCAAGAGGTTGAGCGTGTTATAAATAATGGCGTTGCTCTTTATCAGGATTATATTGCTAATCAACTTAATCAATATGGTTATTTGTTAGAATTAGAAGAAAATAAAATTATTAGATTAGACAGAGAAGAAAAAGAATACATTGATTCACAGAGAAGCATATTAGAACAAAAATCACAGCAAATTGAAATAAACAAACAGTTTATTATCGGTTTATTAACAGATGAAGAAACATCTTACTTTGCATCTAAAGCTGGTATTACATTAGAAGATAGCCCAGAACAGGCGGCTATGAAAATGCAAAGCTATTATAGTAAAGTAGCTGAAGAAGAGGCTGCACCTACAAGTCTTCTTGGTCCAACATCATTTACTGGATTGGGCGCAGGTGCTGTTTCTGGTTTTGGCTCACCACTTTGGGAACACGGTTTAGATTATGTTCTTGCTGGTGGTAAGGGCGCCCCATTAAAAACACCTGTTGGCGGTACGGTGACCGCTGTTGTGGGTGGTTATTCTAATCCATCCGCTGGTCCATTACCCACCGCACAAGCCAAAAAACAAAATCAAGGCTTTGGTAATCAAGTTAAAATAAGATTAGACGATGGTTCTGAAGTTTGGTTTAGTCATTTAGATAGTATTGGAGATGTTGATGGAAGACAATTAAGGGTTGGTGATGTTATTACTGCTGGTCAAGTTATTGGTTCACAAGGCAATACAGGCATGACAATGGGCAAAAAGAGCACACATCTTGATATAACCATGTTAGATGGCAACGGAAACTTTATTCCTCCTAGAGAAATTTATAATATGCTTACTGGAAAAGCAACCGCACCAACAACAGCAACCGTGGAAGAAGAAGGAGAAGAAGTTGAAGAGGGGATTGAAGAAACGGCGTTAGAAGAAGAATTAACAGATGAAGAAATTGCTGAAATTGTTGGCGAAGAAAAAACCGGTTTCTTTGAAAAGGCAAAGAGCTGGGTGCTGGGATTGTTTGATTAACGAATGGACTAATAATTTAATATTACAATATGAGCTTATTAGGTATATTAAGTAAGGCTTTTAAGAAGAAAAGGGAAGCAAGGGGTGAAGAGGTTAAAGCTGAATTAAATAAAATTAGCCGAACAAAATTTGGTAGAGTTTCTGCTGACATTATTGATGTTTCAAAAAATCTTGGAGTTGGAATTAAAGAAGCAACTAAAAGCTATGCCGAGGAACATCCAGAAGATTTTAAAAAGAAGACAGTAAAAAACAAGATCACTGGAAAAACGGAAACCGTATATTCACCAAGATTCTCTCTATCTAATTATGGAAGAAACATTAAAAAAACACCACAGAACCTTGTTACTGCTGTTAAGATAGTTGGAAGAGTTTTTTATGATATCTTTAGAACTGCTCAATCCGCTGGTATTACTCTAAGTAAAAAGACTGGTGGACCAGGTTTACCACAAAAAACAGGCAAAATTGGGGAATTTTTTGGTGAAGAGGAAGTCAAGGGCTTTGAACAGCGGGTGGAAGAAACAGCGGAGATTAGTAAACAGTTAGGTGCTATTAGAGAGGAGCTGTCTAGTAAAATTTTGGGTATTACTGGAGTTGGTTTAATGACATATTTAGATGTTACTGTGGGTGGTGGTGTTAAGAAGAAAGTTACAAAAGAAGTATTTGAACAAGCTGTTAAGGAGTTTGGTGAAAAAAAGACAATAAGATTATTGAAAGAGGGAGGTGAACCATTATTAAAAAAGAATCTAAGGCTACCTTCTGTTATTAGGCCAACAACAACGAAAGGACGAGCTGTTGCGGAATTTAAGTTGGCAGAGGCTGCAAAGAAAGAAAAAAAGGACCTTCTTGATAGCATCAAACTTGATATAGAAAGGGGCATAAAAAGAGGAATATACAAAGAGAGAGGACTTATAAAAAAGAAAATCACCAAAATGCAAGAACAGAAAGAATTATCTGGTAATGCACTAAAACTTTTAAGAGAGAAAAACGAAATTAGAGAATGGAAGAACGCAACACAAAAACAATTAGATGCTGTATTGGATGATTTGGATGCACTGAAAAAGGGTGATGAGTTTTTATCTAGACCCCAAGTAATTTCTCTTGAAGAATTTGGTATTAAACCCTGGACTACAAAAAGAGAGATTGGTGAAATTCTTGGTGATGTAACAAATTGGAAAAAGAGAAACAATCGTTTGCTTAATTCTTTAAAAACAATGGAGAACAGGATTGAGGTTAGTGCTGGCAAAGACGCAGATAAAGTAAAGGATATACTAACAAGACCGCGAGCAAAGGCGGTTACGGGTATGATAGATGAAGAACTTACACTGAAGACAGAAATGCGAGAGGTTATTTTTGATAAGCTAAAACTAAAGTCCAAAAAAGATCAGGCGCTTATTATGCGCTTTGGTGAAAAAAGAATGACATTAGAGGCGCTGCAAAAGGTATCTCCAAAGAAATGGAAAAATATTGTAGAAGCGGATCAATGGTTTAGAGCAAAGTATGATGAACTGTTAGATAGTACTAATACAGTTTTGAGAAAGTTTGGACAAAAGGAGATTCCTAAACGAAAAGATTATTATACTCATTTTCAGGAAGTGGGGTCATTGTGGAGTGGGGCATTAAAAAAAGGCATAGAAATTAACCCAGCACTAGAGGGTATTTCAATGTTTACTAAACCAAATTCTAAATTTAATCCGTTTGCTCAAGCAAGAAAAGGGGGTAAATTTGAAGAAAATGCAGTTAGGGCTTTTGAAGCATACTTGGCTCCAACTTTAAATAATAAATATATTACTCCAGAAATAATTAGGCACAATGCAATAGCTGATATTTTGGCATATAACACAATGGATACTAAAAACTTGAATACCTTTATTCATTCATTGAGAGATGCCGCTAATAGTTTGGCTGGAAAAACAAATCCATTTGATAGATTGTTGATGGATAAACTTTTAGGTAGAAAACCAATAGAGTTAATACGCAAAGCGTCTCAAAGATTTGCCGCTAATAGAATTGTAGGAAGTGTGTCTGCTGCACTAATGCAACCAGCAGCGATACCAAGTTCTGTGTTAAGAAATGGGACCATAAAGACAGCTCGTGGTTTGTTGATGCAGGTGGGAGCGCCGTTAATGAAAAATGATCCATTATTAAAATCTGACTTTCTTATCCGAAGATACGGGAAAAAGAACTTAATGCCTGGAGAATCCGTAATGCCAACAAAAACTGCGAAGGGTGCTAAATATTTATCTATCCCATTTAATGTTATAGAAAAAAATGTAACTAAGGGGATTTGGCGTGCGTCTTTTGATACTGCATACAGAGAAGGATTTAGGGGCAAGAAGTTGTTGACGGTAGCAGATGAAATAGCCGCTAGTGTTGTTGGTGGTAGGGCTATAGGAGAAAAGGCTTTAGCATTTGAAAGTGGTTTATTGAGCCTACCATTACAGTTTCAATTAGAAGTAAATGCTCATGCTCAATTGTGGAAAACCCGAGTGTTTGATCAGATATTTAAAAAACCGCACAAGGCCATGAAGGCTGCTGTTGAAACAAGCATTTCTTTATATTTGTTTAATACTTTTTATGAAGCATTGCTTGGTAGGACGCCGTTGCCAGATCCAATACGGGCTATTCAAGATGCTTCTGATGCTGAAGATTGGAAAGAGGCTGCTGGTCGTATGATAGGTGAGGGGTTATCTTCTGTTCCCGGTGGTCAGTTTGTTGCCAATTTCTTTCCACAAGAGTTAAAGAAAAAGTATTTTGGTAGAAGTGAGGTTGGTATATATCCAGGTGGCATTCCTGTTATCAATGCTGTTGAGGGTGTGTTTTATAAGAAGGAAAACGGTATTTATGATTTTGTTCTTCCTTATGGTGGTGGGCAATTAAAAAGAATTATAGAGGGTGTAGAGGGAATTAACCAAAAGGGAGTATTTAATAAAAAGGGCAAACTTAAATTTCCAGTATTGCCAAGTGATGCCGTACAAGTAGTTTTGTTTGGTAAGTATTCTACAGAAGAAGCTAAAGAATATTTTGACAAACAAAGACAACCATTATCTGAAAAGCAGACACTAGAATATTTTTCCAGAACCAGAAAGGGTGAAGATCCAATTGAGGCATACGAGGCTGTTGCTGCTAATAGAATAAGAAAAGAATTAGATCGTGAAATTGTTCAAACCGTATATCAAAAAATTAGATCAAATTCAACCCAAGGATTTCTTCTAATTCAATTATGGAAAAAGCAGGGCATAATAGATGACAAGCTAGAAAAAGAAATATTGACAAAAGTGTGGAAAGATGCTAGAAAGAAAATAGATGACAATCAATTATATGATACTGCTGAAAAGCTAGGGTTGTTTACAAAGGAAATAACTGAAGAATCTAAAAAGGAAGCACGCAAGATTACACCAGAAGAAAAGTTCAAGATCAGAGAGGGAACAGCAGCAATGACAGGAGAAGAAGTAGACCACCTTATACCAGTTGGACTTGGTGGAACTAAAGAAATACCTAATTTAAGGGCAGTAAAGAGTAAAATCAACTGGGATGCTCTTATCAAGGATCTCTTAAAAGGGGATTTCAAAAAGATACCAGAGGACTGGAAGAAAAAAATTAGACAAGAAGGAATGATTCCGATTGAAGCAAAACTGGTAGACATGTTTAAGAAAGGTAAAATAAGCCAAAAGAAAGCTATAATTGCTATATTAAGAGCTAAAGAATAATATGAATGCTAAATACAATAAAGTACCAAGTACATTTGGATTCACCATTTTCATGCTTGCCGCTTGGTTGTTTATAGTTGTGCTAGCTTTATTCTTAAAATAGTTTATCCACAGGCAATTAACCATCCAAAGAGAGGTTGTGTTAATTTACAACATATATCTAACAAAAAGGCTCAATTGACATGGGTCTTTTTGTGTTATATACTTGTAATAGAAGCCAAAAACCACTATGATTGAAAAGATCTTGTAACTGGAATACGGGCTGTAGTGGGCCTTTGGCTCCAGTTATGAGGTCTTTTTTCTTATGTTGTGCAACTAGCCTGTCATGGTGAGTCGGAGCAACTTAAAATAATTAGCGACTAATAATGACAACCTGGGTGTGATCGCCTATAAATAGATCACCTTATAGCTTGATTAGTCTTACTCCTACAAGATATTAACACCGTAGGAGTGGTGGGTAACATTGCATAGGGGAGAGAGTAGAAGAGTAGAGTCCAAGCTAATAAGCTGCGTGTTAGGGTGTTGGGGGGTTAATTATACTAAAGCCATATATGTACAGGGAAACAAAGATAAATATAGTACAAAGACTTGGTATAGACCAGGAGGCTTATGCTTTAATCAGGGATCAGAAAAGGGTACAGAAGAAGAGCATGGCAGAGATCGTATGTAACTTAATAAAAAAGACCTATGGAGAACATTAAGTACATCCTATGTGGTCATAAAAAGCCAACCACCAAGACTATAATGAAATGGCAAGATGAAGCCTTAGACGCTTGTAAGTTCTTAAGAGATAGCGATAAATTTAAGGGCAGCATATTCAAGTGCTTCAAGGTGAGCCATCATTTCGCAACAATAGCATTAGATGACTGTAAGGAATTAGGCAAACCATTTAGTAGATATTTCTTAAAAGTATTTAATGAATTAAATAAAAAAGCATGAAGTTAACTAAACAACAAGAGTGGTACACAAAACTATTAGAAGATCTACAGGAGTTGGCGGTTAATAGAATAGTTGAGTTAAAACACGCTATTGGTAAAAGAATTTTAGAAGATGAACTTAAATTTGAAAAGGCAGAATATGGTGGTAAGCGGATAGAGGGTTTGGGAAAAGATCTTGGCATAAGCAAATCTGATTTGTATTATTGTGTTAATTTTGCAAAAAAGTTTCAAGAAATTCCAACGGCGTTGGAAAATTCAAGCTGGCGTGATATTACACAAAATGTTTTACCAAACAAAAAGCGTGAGCCTAATAAGCCGTTACCATTGCCAGAAGGAGAGTATAATGTAATTTATGTTGATCCACCATGGAAATATAGCGATGAACAGGACACATCCTTGTTAGGAGGAGCAAAGAAACATTACTCACTTATGACAATAGAAGAGCTTTGTGAGTTAAAAGTTCCTAGTGCAAATAATGCTGTTTTGTTTATGTGGGTAACTTCACCATTGTTAGAAGAATGTTTTGATGTAATAAATTCATGGGGGTTTAAGTATAAGACTTCATTTATTTGGGATAAAGTAAAACACAACATGGGTCATTATAATTCTGTTAGGCACGAGTTGTTGTTAATTTGTACTAAAGGAAGCTTTGTTCCAGAAAACAAGAAGTTGTTTGATAGTGTTTATTCTGAAGAAAGACGAGAACATTCCCAAAAGCCTAGTTGGTTTTATGAGATGATAGAAACTTTATATCCAAGTGGAAAATATCTAGAACTTTTTGCTAGAAACAAACATAGTGATAAGTGGACTGTGTGGGGAGATCAAATTTAATATGTATAATTTTAAGGAACAAGTTAAGTTAGATTGGGTAAAGGAGGCAGAAAAGAGATGTTTAGATTATTTATTAAGTTATGGGTTAGATGCTATTTTAGTGGCGGATGATCCTAATTTTTATGCAGATGGTATTGATATAATTATTAGAGAGCCAGGAGGGGAGGTTAATATAGATGTAAAGGCTGATAAAGCATTGTCAAAGACTGGAAATTTTTTCTTTGAACTAATAGAAATATTTTGGAAACATAGGAGTGAAAACATAAAGAACGGATGGTTGTTGAATGGTAAGCTAGACTATATTTATTATGTAGATGTTGTTGATTGGGTCTTGTATATTATAAAGTCAGAGGAGATGTATAGTTATGTTTATTCTGGTGATAAGTTTAAGTGTCGTTTAATACCACATGAGAACTATAAAACAATTGGCTTCCTTGTTCCGTTAGAAGAAGTAAATTCAATATATAAAAAGGTAGATCTAAAGTTTATCCACAAGTAATATTGCAAGCCTTTTTTAACCATGCTATACTATAGATATACAAAATTAATTTATTTATTTATGAAAGACACAACTAACAACCTATTAACAAACCAGCAAGGATTTCTTGGTGGGTTTTATTGTGTCTCAAAAGTATGTGTAAAAACGATGAGTTAATCAAGTTAGCAGAGAGCTGTGGCTTGGCTTGGACTGGTAAGATTGATGAGGATGGTCAACCAGAGTTAATAGGAGGTGAGGCATCTTGGAGTCTATATGAATACAAGTTGTCTGGGGAGGTAGAAGAATAATATGCATAAATGTAAATTCTGTGATAATGAAATTAAGGAATTGAGAAAAGTGTATTGTGAGACATTCTTGTATGGTGTGATCTGTTGTGTGAACTGTCACACTAGAGGAATGAAAGAAGCCGCTAAAACAGATGAGTCTAAAAAAGACATGAAGGAAAGAGATGAGAAGAGAGAGGCTTGGCAAAACCAAATAAATAAAAAGAGTTGTTAATATGAGAGAAATAAAGTTTAGAGCGTGGTACGAGGATGAAAAATATATGTCAGATGGAGAATCTCCGTTTGTTGCTGATTGGACAATGTTGGACAGTGAAGATGATACTGGTATTCACATGCAATACACAGGACTTAAAGACAAGAACGGAGTAGAGATATACGAGGGTGATATTATTGGAAAGATTGAAGAGGATGATTATGAGGGATATATGGTGGTTAAGTGGAGAGATGATCATGCCATGTTTGATGTATATGATGTTCCAGTAGGAGATAGTAAGATTTTTTACGAAGAGGATGTGAATGAGGATTTTTGTGGACTTGATGAAGACGGTTCTAATACTATAGAAGTAATAGGAAATATATACGAGAACAAAGACTTGTTAAAATAAAAATAAAAAGTATGCGTAAGAAACTAACAAAGAAGAAAGGTTATTATACAAATGCAAAGAGTAGAAAAAAGAGAGTTAGGTTCTGGAACATAGTAGCAATGTTGGTGGTAATATTCGTTCTAGCACTAGCAATGATGTCACTATGGGATAGAACACTAGAGGTGACAGAGGTTAAAGCAGAGATGATGTGGTTTTCAGGTGGGGAATTAGAGTTTAACCTGACAACTGATAGAGGTTATGTAAAGCATGAGCTATGGAAAGCAGGACTTCTAGATGAGTGGGAGTTTGTAGAGAGGTTAATTAACGCAGAGAGCAGGTGGGATGTTTGGGCTATTGGAGTAAACGACAACCCAACAATAGACAGGGGCCTGTGGATGATAAATTCCTATTGGCATAGAGAAGTTAGTAACGAATGTGCATTTAATTTAGAGTGTTCAACCAAAGAGGCAATTAGAATTAGACTAGAGTCTGGTAATTGGAACCAATGGTTGGCATTAAAACAGTAATATGTATACAACTAAAGACACAAACACTGCGGTACACCTGATCACAAATGGTTGGGCGGTAGAGCTTGAAAAGATCGGACAGGTTGTCTGGTTCAATTTCAAGAAGGATGCAGGAAAAGAAGCAGATGGATTCATAGCAACCAAGAAAAGAATCTCAGAGAGTATAGATAAATTACTAAGCAAATAAGTATGGACAAGAAATTTACTATTAACCTACAAGGAAAAGACTTTGTTCTGTTCACTGGGCTATTAAACGAGTTCCATGAGAACGGAGGCAAATCAATCAAGACAGAGATAGTCAACTTAGAGCCATTCATTGTCCAGGCTACGGTTGAAGGCGAAAAAGGACTGTATCAGGGGCTGGGAGATGCTAGCGAGGAGAATGTTGGTAAGCTAGTAGCAAAGCACAAGATCAGAATGGCTGAGACTAGAGCTATTGCAAGAGCACTGAGATGGTATAATAACGTTGGCATGTGTAGTTCAGACGAGTTAGGTGGAGATAATAAAGATGATAAATGCCCGTTTTAATATGACTCAAAAAGAACTAAAAGGGTTATTGCATTATGACGAAAACACTGGTGTGTTTAGATGGGTTGTAAATAAAAATAGCAGAGCCAGAAAGGGCGGCATTGCTGGAACTTCGCACAACGCTGGGTATATAAGCATAACTGCAAACTATAAAAGGTTTTTAGCTCATCGACTTGCATGGTTCTATGTGCACGGAGTATTCCCGAAAGAAATAGATCACATAAATAGAGACAGAATGGACAATAGGCTTTGTAATTTAAGGTCTGTCACAAGAACAGAAAACAATCTTAATAGGGGTGATAAGACTAAAAATATCTCTGGTGTAATAGGTGTAGAATGGAATAAGGGAAAGGGAAAGTGGCACTCAAGGATAAAAAGAAATAAAAAGCAATCTCACATTGGATATTTCGATTGTTTGCAAGAGGCTATAAGGGCAAGAAAGTTAGAAGAATTAAAATATAATTAACAAAACTATGAGTAGCGAAAAAATATTTCCATCTGGCCTTATTTATAAATTGCCAAGAGAAGGTAGCCCTGAGTGGGTTAAGGGTTCACTATCAATAAAAGTAGATGAGTTTAAGGAGTTCCTTGATAAAAACGTCAACAACGGATGGGTTAACCTAGACTTTCTAAAATCAAAAGAAGGAGGTAAATTGTATTTTGCTCTTAACGACTGGAAACCAGACACTAAGGTTGATTCACCAAGTTCACCACCAACTGAAGCAATTCCGTTTTAAGAACTACATTTAGTTCTCCCACCAAAGCTGACATCTGTTGGCTTAAACACCCAGCCAGAATCCCACCACAACAGACTACCAACTGGGGGAGGGGGGTACAATATCTCCCTCCCCTCCCACCTTAATAAAAAATATGTTTAATATTACATTGAGCGGAAAGATGGAAATACCTCATAAGTTAGATGAGGACAAGGACATTAGTTTTGTTTGTAAACGAGCAGGGCTAAAGAACATAATAAGAAAGCCTCAAACAGTAGATGGTACAGAAGAAGACATTACATACAAGTTCCAGAACCTAGAAGAGATTACTATTCTACAAGAAGATAAGGTAGTGTTTGGAAAGCCGAAAAAGGGTAGTCAGTCACAAGTATTGAGGTATGCTATCTCTGATTTTTATAACCAGCAGTTGTCAGGTAGTGTAGAATATGAAGATGTAGACGATTTCTACAAAAAGGAAATGAGTGAGTTAATAGATAAATATAAAAGTAAATTAATTTAATTAAGTAAAAATACTTATGACAAAAGAAACAAAGAAGGAGATTTCAACAGAAGAAGCAACAGAGGTATTAAAAGCGGAGCAAAAGAAAAAGGTTGAAGAGTGTTCTAAAGAGGTTGGTGCTGTTCTTGAAAAACATGGTTGTGCTTTAGCGGCATATATGATTGTTTCAGAAAGAGGTAATGTTCCTAACATTCAAGTTGTTATCAAACAGTAAGTAATTTGCCTACCTACTTCCTATGTGTATAATGGTTTGGGGTCAAACCCAACGACAAGCTGCTAGTGTGCTAGTAGGAGTAGGCGGGTTAATATATATGACATCACAACAAAAAAAACAAAGACTAAAAAAGAAAGCAGATAAGATGTTACAGGAGATAGGTAGAAACCTTTATGATGAATGTTTGGTTTGTGGTAGACCGTATACCTGCTTACATCACTATTTTCCAAAAAGCGTGAGCTACGCATTGAGATATAACATGAAGAACTGTATACCGATATGCAATGGTTGCCACATGAGTCATCACCAGAAGTCTGATCCAAGAATACATAACATAGTAAATGAAGTTAGAGGTAAGGTATGGCTAAACAGGTTAGAGAAAGCAAAGCAAGTAACTGTTAAAGACACTATAGGCTACATAGAAGGAATAATAGAATCACTGAAGTTAGGTTTATGAGTATAAAAAAACAATATAAAAACTTTGGCAAGATTCAGCTTAAGAGGGCGGAAGGGATGTCTAGTTCTAATGGATACAAAACATATAACATGAAGATAGGATTAATGAACAAGATAAAAGAACGCTATGGTTTTCAAGCTAGAGACAAGATTGATTGTTATTATACAAAAAGGTATATAGTTGGAGAGGTTTTTAAGTGGGCTATTGGTATAGGATATGTTGAGTTTGTCTACGATATTGAGGCTGATCACATGATAAGTTGGCAATCTAACATTCATTAAATTGACTTTTACGAAAAAGTATGATATAATAGAGTCATAATACATAGCACATCTACGCTATGGAGGGAAAAGAGAATAAATTTAACGGATATGACTGCATTATTTAGTAATGGAGATTTTTTTATTGAGGGTAGCTTTAGATAACAGATCAAATAAAAAATATAAATCCAATTATATAGCATCTATTGATTGGTTTCGACTAGTTTTTCAGATGTTTGGTAGTGAAACAGCTGTATTCATCTAGGGTTACCCTCATTAAAGATATATGTATGAAGATCAGGTGATGGAAATAAAAGGAGTAGAGCATAAGGTTTGCCTTAGAAGCAAGGAGGGCAAAAATGTTATAGTAGTAGAGAGAATAACTAAAGAAAGTGGTTACGATGATCATTATAGAAAAGCTTAATAGGAATAATTCTTAATAAGAGAAACAAACAAGTATGTCAAAATTTGAATTTGAAGTCTTGTCAAACGAAGATTTATCTAAAAGAATTTTACAAAACGAGAGAGTAAACATGTTAGAGATGTTAGCTACTCATGAAGTACAGGTTAGAGGGTTTATGCAAGAGCTAACAAAAGCATCTGCTGATACTAAGATGGGTAAAGATGAGAAAGCAAAGAAACTACAAGACCTAAAAGACGAGATAGAGAAAGTGTCAGGTAGGTTAAAAGCATTTAGAGAAACTTTAGCTACTATAGAAGAGTTAGAGAAAGATGTAACTAAGGTGTGGAAGTAATATATTTTTTTGATTAGCTTAATAGGAATGATTCCTAGCGCAAAATAAGAATAAAACACATGGAAGAGAAACTTGAGAAACTTGAAAAACGAAATAAATCAAGTTGGGGTGGAAAACGAGAAGGATCAGGAAGAAGACCTTTGCTTAACAAAGAAGAATTAGAGAAGGTTAAGGAGTTAATTTCCCAGCATGGATCTGAATACGATGAAACTAGAAAGAAGGAAAGATGTCTAGCATTATTAGATGTGCTTTATGAGGAAGGTGTAAGTAAAAGAAATATTTCTGCTATAAAAGAATATTTAGATAGACAGTTAGGTAAGAGTAAGGATAAATTAGATGTAACCAGTGGTGGTGAGTCAATAGTTATAGGCTGGGCTACTAATAAAAAAGAATAGAGTACAATTTACGTGCCGTCGTGGTCAGTGGCTTGCGACGCTAAATACAATGTGACTGGAGCTGAAGAAGGTAGTTCACTCCCACCAATAGTATGTAAAAGTGTTGTATACTACTGGGGTGAGCGAAACCAGAGACTTCTGCAAGGCTCATCGTCAAGTTGACGTCTAACTACATTAAGATAGTCTCTAAAGTGGAAGGGAGACTAGGAAATGTATCTGCACGTAATACACAGACTAGTTTCCTTGAAGCTTGCATCATGTATATGGTGGAAGTATCTCTGGGTTTAAAAGTATAATAGTTATGAAATACGAAATACCATATGCACCGAGAGAATGGGCTTTGGCACTTCATGATACTGACAAGAGATGGAATGTTATAGTTGCCCATAGAAGATGCGGGAAAAGCGTTGCAGCTATAAACCATTTAATAAGAGATGCTTGTAAGAATAAGGATAGTAGATACGCGTTCATAAGTCCCACATATCGCCAAGGAAAGCAAATAATTTGGGACTACTTGAAACACTATTCAATGGTTATTCCTGGAGTAAAGACAAATGAGAGTGAATTGAGAGTAGACTTTCCTAATGGTGCGAGAATTACATTATATGGAGCAGACAATCCAGACAGTTTGCGTGGAATTGCTTTGTGGGGTGTGGTATTTGATGAGTACTCACAACAACCAAGCAACATCTTTACTGAAATTATAAGACCAGCGTTGGCTGATAATAAGGGGTATGGGATATGGATAGGAACACCGAAGGGAATGAATGACTTCTACCAGCTATATAGCAAGGCAAAAACTAATGATAAGTGGTTTTCTACACTACTCACAGTTGAGGACACAGGTATACTTGATAAGGAAGAATTAGCAGATGCACAAGAGGTAATGGATGCAGATGAGTTTAACCAAGAGTTCTATTGTTCGTTTGAGGCTTCGTTAAAAGGAGCTTACTATGCTAACCAACTAGAGAAGGCTAGAAATAGTGGCAGGATAACTAGAATACCATATGACGCTAACTTACCTGTATACACATTCTGGGACTTAGGTATAAGCGATAGCATGACAATATGGTTCATGCAGATAGTTGGACAAGAGTATAGATTCATAGACTACTATGAGAACGAGGGTGAGAGTCTTCAACACTACATACAGATATGTCAACAGAAAGGTTATATATACGACAGTCACTATGCTCCACACGATATAGAGGTGCGAGAGCTAACAACAGGGGTCACTAGATGGGAGACAGCACAGAAGTTGGGTATTACATTCAAGATAGTGCCTAGAACTCCAAGCCTAGCTGATGGTATACAGGCAACAAGGGCTATATTCCATAAATGTTGGTTTGATAAAGACAATTGTTTCCAGGGACTAAACTCTCTAATGAGCTATAAGAAGCGATGGAACGATAAGATGCAGATCTTTTCCGACACACCACAACATGACTGGGCATCACACGGGTGTACGGTTGCTGGCACGCAAATTAAGATGAAAAATGGTTATAAAAACATAGAAGATATATTAGTTGGTGACATAGTAGATATTCATGGCGTATATGGGGAGGTTACTCATTCAGGTTATGTAAAAGACTCCTTAACAATAAAGATTGGTTTGACAGATGGTACAGAAATACAGACTTCGCCTGAACATAAGTTTTTCACGACTAGAGGTATTGTATGTGCAGATGAGTTAGTGTATAATGATAGTATTCATACACTAACAAAACCAATATGGAATGTGAAAAAATTTCAAAAAGAGGGGATAAGAAAGGGTGTTATATCTTATATGGAGGGACAAGATATAACTATTGGAAAACAAGAAGACTTTACGTGTCGCAAAAAGGAGGGGAAACAAAACTTTTTCATAGAGTTTTGTGGGAAGATAGGGTTGGTGAAATTACTAGAAAAGATGAGATTTATCCGATTGATGGGGATTGGGAGAATTTCCAAAAAGATAATTGGAGAAAAAGAAAGAAGGGTTCAAACAGAAAAGTGCCTAGTAAACATCCGTTCCAAGAATATAAAGGAAAAAAATATTACAAAAGAGAATCAGATGGATACTATAGTCGCAAGTATACAAACAGTTTCTTGCATAGGATTATTTGGAGTGATGTTAATGGAGAAATACCGAAAGGTTATCATATCCATCATAAGGACGGCGATAAGAGTAACAATGTTGTTGAAAACCTTGCGTGTATTTCCGCTTCAAACCATTCTAAACTACATGCAAAAACGAATAAGTGGGTTGGAAGCGAAGCAAACAAGAAGCAACTACGAGAAGCAGGGAAACGATCAGCAAAATTACGCAAGGGTAGTAAACTTATCAACGGGAAATTTGTGTCCTGTATATGATATAACCGTAAGCCATCACCATTGTTATCTGGCAAACGGGTTGTTGGTTAGTAACAGTGATGCATTCAGACAGTTTGCACAGATAAGCAGTAGGCTTAATGCTACTAGTGAGACAGGTAACAGGGATCAGTTGGACTACTTTGAAGAAACAAGAACAAAAGCTAAAAATAGATTTACATAAAATGATTATACATGGCGATTGTTTAGAAAAACTTAAAGAGCTTGAAGATAACTCGGTTGATACTGTAATAACAGATCCTCCTTACGGATTATCGTTCATGGGAAAGAAATGGGATGATGATGTACCTAGTATAGAGATATGGCAAGAGTGTTTGAGGGTACTGAAACCAGGTGGCACAGCATTGATCTTTGCAGGTAGTAGAACACAACACAGAATGGCTTGTAATGTAGAAGACGCAGGGTTTATTTTGAAAGATACTATTATGTGGTTGTATGGCTCAGGATTCCCGAAAGCTACTGATATTAGTAAACAGTTGGATAAGAGGAATGGGAGGTATTTTGATGAAAGATTTAAAGAATATTGTAACGAGAAACGCAAAGAAAAAGTGTATACACTAAAAAAAGTTAATGAATTAATGGAGAGTGCCTTAACAGGTGGTGGATTTGCGAGTTGTGTTATGGGTGATAAAAAAACCAATGAATTGCCTACTTTGGGAATGTATATAAAGCTAAAGGAAGTTTTAGATTTGGATGACAGGTTTGATGAACTTATTAAAAGAGGAGAAGCAGAAAGGGAGATTATAGCCCAAAAAAAACAAAGGGCAAATAGTGAAAATTCTAATATAAAAATGAATGCAAGTGTAGGTGATTTAGAAGATATCACTCAACCATCAACACCCGAAGCCAAACTATGGAACGGTTGGAAGTCTCACGGCCTTAAACCAGCCTATGAACCAATTTTGGTAGCCCAAAAACCTAATGACGGAACTTATGCAAACAATGCTCTTAAACACAAAGTGGCTGGGTTAAACATTGACGGAGCACGGATTAAACCAGAGCAAAAAGGAGCTTACAAGAACTGTGATAGTTGTGGAAAGGAAAAGTATGTAAAGAAATGCTTTCTTGATAAGTATAAAAATCATTTTTGCAATGCAGAATGTAGGCAGGAATTTCAAAAGAATCGCAATAAGCATATTTGTAATATTTGTGAGAATGAATTTGAAGCACCGAAAAGTCAAGGAGATAGAAGCACTTGTTCAGAGAAATGTAAAGGCGTTTGGGTGTCTTATTTGCAAGCAGAAAGTAATGGATTAAATAATCTTGAAAAACGAGGTAGTGAGATATTAAGAGAACTTGGCGTTGAGTTTGAAGAACAATCTTTAATAGAAAAGAAGTTCTTAGTAGATGTGTATATCCCTAAAGATAAACTGGTTATTCAATGGGATGGAGAATATTGGCACAGTAAACCAAAAAGGAAAGCACTTGATAAAAGCCAAGATTCTTATATGAAAAAGTGTGGGTATAAGGTATTAAGATTTACAGATAAAGAGATTTATTCAGACCCAGAATGTGTCAAAGAAGAGATTAAGAACGCAACAACACAAGGCAGATTCCCAGCTAATATAATACTAGATGAGGAAGTGGCAAAAGATGAAGAATGGAAGAGGTATTTCTACACAGCTAAGGCTTCAAAGAGTGAAAGAAACGCAGGGTGTGAGGGGTTGGAGGAGAAGGTAGGTGGTGGTATGGCTGTAACACAAGACAAGACATTAAAAACTGGTTCAGGGAATGAAAGGAATAATTTGATGCGAAATTCTCATCCCACTGTTAAACCTCTTAAACTAATGGAATACCTATGCACACTAACTAAAACTCCTACTGGTGGAATAGTGCTAGACCCATTTATGGGTTCAGGAACGACAGGTGTAGCTTGTAAGAATACAGGTAGACAATTTATAGGAATAGAAAGAGAAGAAGATTATATAAAAATAGCCGAGGCTAGAATAAATATTTAACATAAGATATGCCAAAAAGCATTTACAGTATCATTAACGATTTTGAGGAGGACTTTGATAACAACTCCGTGACTATTGTTGACGGATACGAATTTAGTCAATTAGACACAATTAAGAAGATCAATCGTTATTACGCTGGTAAGTTTGATACAGGTAATATAGACGAGTTTGGTCGTAAGTTTTTTTATAACTTTACTAAACCGAGGGTGAAGAATGCACAGAAGAACATTGACATAGATACAAAGAACATAGAACTAATGGCCATGAAGCCTGAAGACTATTCAAAGGTGTGGTTACTTCGTAGAGAGCTTGAGATCTATATGAGAGACACCAAGCTTGGAAAGAAGCTTAATGAGATCACAGCAACACTACCTAAATATGGTACAGTTGCGGTCAAGCGTGTAGGTGGAGACGAGATCTTTGAGATGGTAGACTTACGGAACTTTAAGAATGATATGACTGCTAGTAGCTTAAAGAACAGTTGGCGGTTAGAAGAACATTATTACACTCCTAGTGAGTTAAGAGAGAAGAAAGGCTGGGATAAAGAGAACATTGAGAACGCTATTGAGAATTTTAGTACATATAGAAAAGAAAACTATGTCACGAGTAAAGATAAGTACGAACCACAAATGGGCAATGCTAAGTTTATACGAGTGGTGGAACTTACTGCTGAGATGGAAGAGACCTTCCTAACAGACGACTATGATGATACAGATATAGTGCCACAGATGTGGGTTGTAGTAATGCCTGAAGGTACAGGTCAACAGAAGACTGCAGGTGACGGATTAAAACTATTTAGCGAGAAACTAACAACAAAAGAGTATAGAACGAAGTTATATAAAGAAGTACATTATGACAAGGAGGTAGGTAGATGGCTCGGATACGGTATTGTAGAGGATATGTTTGAAATGCAGGAGTTAAAGAATACACAAGTCAACTATGAGATCAAGGCAATGGAACTAGCTAACCTTATCTTACTAGCTACTAATGACAAGAGCTTCGCAAAGAATGTATTAACTGATCTAATGAGTGGAGATGTTATACAGGTAGAAGGAGCTATTAATAGAATACCTACAGAAGTACGATCAATGAATGTTAATAGTGCAGTAGCACAACAAGTGGATAGTTTAGCAAATGAGTTAGCAAACAGTTTTGAAGCTACCACAGGTGAGACAATGCCTGCTGGTACACCATTCAGACTTGGGTTGATGCTTAACAGAAACGCAAACAAGTTGTTTGACTTCATTAGACAGAACTATGGTCTATTCCTAGAAGAGCTTGTACAAGACTGGATCTTACCTGAACTGATGAAGAAGACTAGTCAAGAGCATATACTTCAAATTACTGATAAGGCTGAGTATGAATACCTAGCAAGAGAGGTTGGTAAGAAGCAAGCATGGGATGCAGTAAAGAACATTGTGATGGATACAGGTAAGTTCCCAACAGCAGAAGAAGCACAACAGATAGAGGACATGCTAGTACAACGAGCAGTATCTACTAATGGAATGGCTATCAACATCTCTAAAGACTTTTATAAGGATGTAGAACTTAAGGTGGTAGTAACAGATGAGAGTCTGGATAAGGCTGAACGAATAACAACGCTTACTACTATCCTACAACTACTTGGAGCTAGTCCACAGTTGGTTAATAGTCCAGTATTGCAAGAGTTATTGAACCTATCAGGATTAAGTGAGATAGATATCCAGAAACAACAGGCACAGGTTGTACAGCAACTACAACCACAACAAGCACCGTCAGGACCACAGGGAGCCATAGGAGCTCCTACAGGGCCACCTGACGCTAATATAGCAACAGAATAGTATGGATACATCAAAGCTAGAAAGATTAGCAGAGAGCGATTACTTTGATCTAGTAAAAGAACTGTTCAAGGAGGTAACAGATAAGTTGATCTCAAAAGAGTATGGATCAAGGATAGCTGGGGAGGTTGCATTGGAAGCGTTGAGTAGAGAGAAGGCGGTAAAGATCATAAGTGAAGTAGTAGGTGTAATAGAGCGTTCAGTAGCCAACCGAAAGGAAGGCGAGAGACGATCCTTTAAATAATGGGAAAAAACCCACAATAAATTAAATAGGGAACAAACCCTCAAAAACTATATGATAGAAGACATCAAGGACAGCGTAGAGCCTAATGAAACAAGCGTAGATGAGCAAACATCTAATGAAAACAATGAAGACCTAACTCTATCAAGTGAAGAGTTGGACATGCTAGACGATGATACTTCAAAGAAGTTCCAGACAGCTATTGCCCAAAAGCAATACTGGAGGGACAAGTTCAAAGAACAAGAGGAAGCTTCAAGAAAGCTTCAAGGTGATCTAGAGGCCTTAAAGCCTAAGGAAGAACCTAAGAAGGAATCTAAATCTAGCGAGGCCAAGGTGGAAATTGATAGACTAGCTGCTTTAGAGGTAAAGGTTGACAACCCTGAACTAACCATGGGTCAAGTCAACATGGCTATAAAGTACGCAACAGTTGAAAATAAAACACCACAAGAAATAATTAAATCACCATACTTTCAGTCTATGGTGAATGAAGAATCTCGTGAGAACAGAGTTGAAGATGCTATTACTAATTCTACTGATAGAACTGGTACAGGCAACTTGAGCTTTGAAAGAATTGCCGCTGATGAATCTGGTGAGGCGTATCGTAACTTAACTTCTGAAAAGAAGACAGAGTTCCGAGCGTACCTTGAAGCAAATTCAGATAGTGGTGGAATGAAGTTTATGAAGAGATAATTTATTCTCTTATGGCCTGAAGTATTAAACCAAACTTTATGGCTAATTCCTTAACAGCTCTAAATAAGGAGGTTTGGTCAGATGAAATGCAACTTGTCAGAGAAAAAATGACAGTAGCAATGGCACTGGCTAACACCGAATTAAGAGCAAAGCTAACCGATGGGGACAAAGCACACAAACCTTATCGTTCAAACTTATACGCAGTTAATTATACTAAAGCAACTGCACTAACAGCACAAGATGTATCAGCAACTGATGAATATTTAGATGTTGACCAGATCAAGGCTGTACCTATTTACTTGGATGACATTGATGCTATCCAGAATAGTTATACAACACAAGCAAGTTTCGCAAGAGACATGCAAGAAGATCTCTCTAGACAAATGGATGCTGCTTTCTTGGCAGAAGTTACTAATGCTACATCTGATATAGATGACGGTGACATTGGTGGTACTGCAGGAAACTCAGTAGTAGTTTCAACTTCAAATGTTAATTCTTTATTTACTGCTGCTTCACGAAAATTGAACCAGTTGAATATAAAGCAAGACATGCGATATGCTGTTATTACTCCAGGTATGTTGGAACAAATCCAACTTTATCTAGCAGGTAAAGACACAGATTTCGGAGACGAAGTTGGTGCTAACGGACTAGTAGGACGAAGATTCGGATTTGAGATTTATGTTTCAAATAACCTACGATTCTCAGCTACTTGGACTCCAGCAAATAACCCAACAGACGGTGATACAATTGAAATCAACGGTGTTACTTTAGAGTTTAAAGCTGCTCCTGCAACTGCTGGTCAAATTGACATTGGTGGATCAACTGCTGTTACAATTGATAACATTGTAACTTTATTGGATGACCCTACAACAACTACAGCTACAGGTATTGCTTTATCAGCTGATAGCCAAGCTTTATTAGAAGGATTGGAAGCTACTGACGGAACAACTACATTAGGTATTGTTATGCCTGGTGGTGGTGAAGTTGCTGTAGAAGCTTCAGAGACCGCAGATCCTTGGTCCGCAGAAACTGTATACTGCATGTTCGGCCGAAAAGGCGCTATTGACATGGTAGTACAAGCTGCTCCTAGTCTAAAGATTCAGGACGCAGAACTAAAATTAGGTGTATACTTAATCGCTTATGACCTATATGGTCTAAAGACATTCAGTGATGGTGCTGATGCTCTTGTTGAGGTTAATGTAGAACCTGCTGTGTAAAAATATAGAGGGGTGGTCTTATGGCCACCTCTCGTTTAAGTAATAATTCATGTATAGACCTTTGGGTAAGAACTTATTAGTCTCTATACATAATAAAATTTATGGCACAACCAAGAGGAAAAATATTTAATAGACCAATAACAGCTAACTATTTAGGTGCTGCTGGTCAACTAGTTACTATCGGAACCACAGAGGTAAAGATAGAGATGGTAGATGGTGACGGGCACATTTTACTGTCAAGTGGAACAACGGTTCCAAGTTCATTGGCTGGCTTTTCAAAAGCTGGTACATTCAGGAAGACTGATGCGGGAGCTGCGACAGAGGGGTTGTATAGAAATACAGGTTTAACAACTTCATGTACATTTGAAGCGTTGGATTCTATTGTGGCTGGCGAAATTGCATTAGCTGATGGTGATTTGTTAGTTGGTAACGTATCAGCCGTAGCCGCAGCAGTTACTATGAGTGGGCATACCACTATGGATAATCTGGGTGAAGTAACAGTGTCTTCAGCTATCCCTCTAGTTGCAGACCTCTCTAATGGCTCAGGCGAAGTTACAATCATCCATACAGATGACGGATCGGAGGGAGCAGAACTAATCCTTTACCAAAACTCAGCTTCACCAGCTGCAATGGATTCTATAGGTCTTATCGGCTTCGAAGGAAAAGATGACGGTGGCAATGTTACTGAATATGTAACAATAGAAGGTATCATTGCAGATCCAACAGGTGGTGCAGAATTGGGTGGTTTGCTAATTGGCGGACAAGACGGTTCAGGTTCACACTCTGAATGGATGTCTATTCTTAGAGAATCTACAGAAGTTAAGCTCTCAGCTTTCAACAGTGGCGATAGTTTTACAATAGATACAGACGGATCAGGTGATATTAACTTAAGTCCAGGGGGCGCAAGCAACGTGGTCTTAGATGGCGGTATTGTCTATGGAGAGAGGACAACTACTTCAGGAGCAGGTGCAGTAGCTATTACTGGTGGTGTTCACGAAGTGACCACTACTGGTACAGGTGACGCACTTACTCTAGCTAATGGTACGGCGGGTCAAAGACTTTGCGTTGTATACGTTGCCGAAGGAGCAGGTGGAGACACAGCAGTTATCACTCCTGCAACTCTTGCAGGAGGTTCAACTATCACTTTAAACAACTTAGGTGATTCATGCGATCTAGTATATTCCAGCACAGGTGGTTGGTATGTACTTGGATTAGGTGGAGCAGCCGCAGTTGCTTAATTGCTTCTCAATGTCCCCCCTTTTATTAGGGGGGGCTTAATAAATAAGAATAAATATGAATAAAGATTCATTAGTGAAAGTAGACGGTAAAGTTTCTACCTACAGAGAGTTAGATGCTCCTGTGGTAGTAGAAGCTGTTAAAGAAGTTGTTAAAGAAGTTGTTAAAGAAGAATCTAAGAAGCTTAAGAAGGTTGTTAAAAAAACCAGCAAATAACTGTTCTAACTAATATGTATGTACACAAATTAGCAAATGCAGCTGCAAGCCTTATTACGGTTACAGCAGCTGCAACAAGTTTGTATGACCTGCTAGACACAGCAGCAAGTACAGCCAACGATCTCCCAGGAGATTTAAACGCAGTAGATTTAATTGTTGAGGATGATGATATAAGAGTATTGTTTGATGGCAATACACCAACAGGTGCCAATGGATTGTTACTAAAAGTAACTAACATTTATAGCTTTAGAGGTGTTCCATTAACAAAACTAAAACTCATCAGAACCGGTGGTGACGCTAAGGTTAGCGTACAGGTCGGAAGATCAAACCCAGGAGAAAATAACTCATACAGTAAATACGCATAAATATGGATCATGGATTTTCAGAAGGAACAAACGGTAGTATTACGGTTGGAGGAGACTCTACTCTTGTTTTAGGCACGAAAACTGGAAGAAAATATGCCTTATTAGTAAATGATTCTGATGAAACAATCTATATATCCTTAGGGGCTGATGCGGTACTCAATAAAGGGATACCGCTATTCCCTTATGGTGGTTCTTTGGAGATAGATGGAGAACAGCCCTTCAAAGGTGTTGTTAGAGCAATATGTGCAAGTGGAGGAAAGAATCTAACTTACTTTGACGCATAATATGAAATATCATTTACCAGGCGGACCAAACAACAAGTTCATGAGGAGAGTAATGTTTCTTCTCGCAACAATATTAAGTCTTCAAATAATTAACATACTATGGGCTATGAGGAAGGTAGTGCTTGGGGTGTTCTAAACGCACCAATCGTAAACATACCGCACAATTTAGTAGTGGGTGGCGAAATCACTGAGAATGGGGCTCCAGTATTTACTGCTTCACAAACAACTAGAAACTTATATGTCAATGGAGCAACAGGATCAGATAGTAACGATGGCAGAACAAGTGGTACAGCATTTAAAACAATCCAAAAGGGTGTAAATATAGCAGGGTATCAAGCCAGCAATACGCAAACGGTAGTCAATGTAGCGGCTGGAACCTATACTAGACCTAACGTTATTGTTCCTATATATGCTGTTGGTGAAATTCTTGTTTTAGGTGACAGAACAACACCAGCAAACGTAGTAGTAGATGGTCGTTTAGATTTAGTTGAAACAAATACTGCATTTACTCATGAAAACAATGCAGCACTTTTGGTAATAGAGGGGATAACCTTTCATAGATATTTGGTGGGTGTTGAGCAATCAGGAACAAATGCTGATATTGGTGGGTGTGCTTTTACTGAAGCTGGTAGAGGTGCAAGTATCTCAGAAACAAGTACCGTTGAGTTTTTTGATAATGGTGTTTACAACACAACATTTGATGGAGAAACAACCTTTGGTGTTGGTTGGTTTGTAGTTGCAGGGACCCATTCAACGGCTACTGTTAGTGATGATATTATTGCAACAAATGTTGTTAGATTCATGAATATTCAATCATTTTCCAGAGGAGTAGTCTCTATCGGATATGACTTAAATATTACACATTTATCAACAACATCCCCAGCTACATTTTTTATCTCAGGCTCAGATATTTTTATTGGGGGTGGAGATATAATTGCAGACGGTAATCATGCTGTACCCGTAAGTGAAAGTTCATTTATGATACTTGGTAAAGGTTTAAATACAACTTCTTTAATTGGTGGTAGCACGTTCACATTAAATGATTTTGATTACGTGTTTAACCAAGGGTCTAGTACAATTGGAATAACTGATTATACAGATGACAGTACACACACATTTGTATTGACGAATGTTAATAATGCAATTAAGGCTACTGTAGGATCATCTGGTGCGGATTCAACATCTTTGATTGCACAAGGAGACCTAGAATTGGTTCAAAAAGGTTTCGATACTAGTGTAATTTTGACCCAAAAAATAGCATACTTTAACTGATAACTATTAACTATGGCTACAGGATTTACAATTAAACAATTAGGACAACTACGACCAGCTAATACAACAGCTACAAGTATCTATAGTCCAGCGTCAGGGGTGAACACGGACGTTAAGACTTTAGTGGTTTGCAACCAAACAGCAGCATCAGCAGATTATAGAGTGTTCCACGACGACAACGGTACTACGTATGACGAGACTACGGCCTTATTTTACGACGTAACGCTCTCAGCGAACGCAACGGACATACTCCCCCTTCACATTGGTATGGACGACGACAGCGGAAATATAGCCGTTAGAACAGACACTAATAACGCACTTACTTTTACTCTTTATGGTGGTGAATACAAAATATGATTATAAAAGATAAAATAGCGAATAACGACATAAGGATATTCTTCGTTGAGGCTGATACTCCACGGATGAGCTTACGGCACGAAGTGGACGGGGCGACTAAAGAAGTAACAGTCTACGCACGTGGTCCAAAGAAAGATCTGAAACGGTGGTATGATAATCGGATCAAGAAGAAATTTAAAGACAAAGACGGCTATGATAAGCTCAAGCTGAAATCTAAAAACCCTAACCCTAAAAGAAATGAGTAACTTCCGATCAAATTCATGGCGGACACCACCACAGTTGGAATTTGTGAATGACAATATCCATATTTCAGGGAGTGTCGGGATAAACATTGCTCCAAGAAATGATTGGGAGCTAGATGTGTGGTCTGACAGTGGTACTAACACCACATTTAGTATTGAGTTTGATGGTGGTGCAGAATTATTATTCCAGGCACAAGCTGCGTTTGCTACGTTTGGAACACAATCTAACCATGACTTTGCAATTCTAACTAATGCTACTCAAAGAATAAAAGTAGAATCCAGTGGTCTGGTAAAGATCGGTGATGTGAATGAGGTAACTAGTGCTTTATTACATGTTGAATCTTTAACTAATGATACTGCTTTAATGATTCAGGGTCATTCTACTCAAACTGAAAAGCTAACTGAATGGCGACAAGATGATGATACTATTGTAGCTAGCATTGATAATGATGGAGATTTTGTAGTGGGAAAGATTGACGCTAACGCTACATTAACTGACGTTGTTGCTGCAACGAACGCATTTGATTTCCAAACTACAGTAACAACTACAGCAAACAACGCTCAATCACATAGGGGATTTGTTTCATCAATTTCTTATTCTGGTAACGACGACCTGACACATTCTGGCGACTCATTAACAGGTGGTATCTTTGAGGCTGTATTCACAGGGTCTGGGACGGTGGCTGGTGTAGCGGGGCTATATTTCAACAGTACAAGTATTGGTTCAGGAACAATCACTGAAGGACTTGGAGCCGAGTTTAATCATACAATAGGAGTATTCGGTACTGCGGGTAATATGACGACAGGAACAGGTGCGAGATTCAAGCATGATAATCTAGGAGTTGGATCATTTGGTACATATAGGGGAGCTCATTTCGTCAATTCAGCTACGGCTACGGCTACAGCGTTATACGCATTTGATTTCGAGACTGACTATATTAGTAACAGTAGAGCTGTTTCAGTATCAAATACTTTAGCACAGAGATACATGCCGCTTTCAACTGAAGACACTGGTATCACTTTCGATTCAACCGACGTAGTCCTTGCGAACACGACAAGCGGAGACGTAGTAATAAATCCATTTAATGAGTTGCTTATTAACGGTACAACTGTATTAACTGGAGGTATGAGGTTGCCTACAACGAGAGTTACAAACACCTATGTGGTTCTAGGGTCGGATTATGCAGTTTTCTGTGATACTGACGGAGGAGGTTTTACGGTAACTCTACCAGCAGGTGTAGACGGACAGACTTATAAGATAATTAACTGTGGTACTTCGACTAATAATTTAACTCTAACACCTAATGGGGCCGAGCTTTTGATAGGGGTGAACGCTAGTTCAACTCTAAGTGATGGTGAAAGTTTAACTTTAATATACGAATCCACAGAGGGCTGGAATTAACAATAATAATATGAGCAGACAATAATATGAATGAGTACACAAACAGAGAGCTTGGTATCATGTTAAAAGCCCTCACTAAAAATGTTCAGGAAGGGTTTAGTGGTATCCACGAAAGACAAGATAAGTCTAATCATGGGATATCCAATAACAAGGATAGGCTCAGTAGTCTTGAGTGTTGGAAAAATAAGGTTTTAGGTGCTTTAGTTATAACTCAAGTAATGTTAGTTCCATTAGCAATAGCGGCACTCATAAACCACTTAGGATAGGTAATTAACAATTTATAATACAACAAGGAGGTATGAAATGAAGGATGTTGCATATATTTGCAGACTATGTAAGAGAGATCGTAAGTTCTTTGTCTACCCTCTTGTACCAGTGGTTCATAACGAGCAAGGTGTTCCCTACTATGTTGGGACATGCACAAGTTGTATGAACCGCCAGTTGATACAAATTAGTGGAGACCCTACATCTCCTTCAACAGGGTTTTAGACAATCT